CTACTCGGCGGCGGGGCTGGCGTGCCAGGCGTTAGCGGCTGCGGTGTTGGCCTCCCGGTGGGCCTGCATGTGGGCGTCCCGGTAGCGGAGGCCGCGCACCAACAGTTCGACGATCCGGTTGCTGATCTCGTCCCTGCTCATCTCGTTTCCCCTCACCCTTGCCGCTTTGTGTACCACAATAATAGGGCGGTCGAGTGTGTCGACGCAAGCCTTGTGGTGAACGTTTTTTGTGGTACAGTTTCGGCATGGGAGATCAGGAACCGCCCAAGCGTCGGGGCCGACCGGCCACCGGAGTCACGCCGAAGCGGAACATCCGGCTCGGAGCCACCTGGGACCGCGCCGAGGAACTCGGCCGCCAGCTCGCCGAGCTGCGCGGTGAGAAGTTCTCGATGACCGCGTACGTCGAGGAGGCGCTGCGCCGGGAGAACGCCCGAATCGAGCGCGAGCTGCGGCGCAGCGGTAACGCCTGACCCACCCACCCGACAACAAGTCGGGCCCGGACGCGGTGCTGGTAACACCGGCCGGGCCCTTGATCGACTGTCTAGGAGTCGACCCGTGCACATCATCGCTGACGCGCGCTCCTGCGCGCACACCACCCCGACCCGGCGTGGGGTGGCCAGCTACGCCGGCCCCGCCTCCGGGCTCCGGGCTGCCCTGCTGACCAGCGCCGCCCTCGGTCGTCCGACCGTCGCCACCGCGCTGACCGCCGGGGGTGCCCGGTGAGCCAGCACGTCAAGGCGGCCCTGCTCGCCAGCAAGGGCCTCAGCAAGACCGATCGCGGCGTCCTGGTCGCCATCGCCGCCCACATGAACAAGGCCGGCGACGCCTGGCCGTCGGTCGCCACGATCGCCGAGTACGCCGACTGCTCCGAGCGCACCGTCCAACGGTCCATCGCCCGACTCATCAACCTCGGCCGGATCGTCTGGCGCCACGTCGCCGGCCGCGCCACCCGCACGTACCGGCTCGTCGTCGCCGCCGTCCGAGGGGTGACGACCACGGGCCCGGGGGTGACAAACCAGCGCGCCGAGGTGTCAGATTCGGCCGCCGAGGGTGCCACCCTGGCTGTCACCCGAAGTGGTGAAGAGAGTTTGAAGGGGAAGGGGTCCGGGTCCGCACCTCGCGATGAGCACGGCCGCCTGGCCTGGTGGCAGTTCAAGCGATCCAGGACCGAGTCTCAGCGTCCGTCGTACCCGGAGCGGCGAGGAGCTGCGCTCCCGCCGCCCACCGGCACGGCGAAGTGCCAGAAGCCTGGTCACGAGGGGCAGCCCCTCCACAACTGCGGCCCGTGCCGCGGCGAGCAGAACGGCGGAGGCGTGCGGTGAAGCTGCTGACCCGCCCCCGGCTGACCGCCGAGGAGATCGCCGCCGCCCGCTCCGCCGAGGTCCGCGCCGACGTCGACCGGGCCCGCCAGCTCGACGCGCTCCAGCGTGAGCGGGCCGCCGCTGACCGGGCCGAGGAACGCCGTGCCGAGCGCGATCGGGCCCGCGCCGAGAAGCGCAGGCGCAAGGCACTGGCGAAGGCCCGTGCGCAGCGCCGTGCCCGCCGGCGTGCGCTCGCCAGCGTGGTGCGCACGGTCGGGCCGCTGCTGCTGGTCAACCTCGCCGCCATCGGTGGTCAGGCAGCGTATGGGTTCACCAGGACGCCGGCGGCGTGGCCGGTGCTGGCGCGGCTGCTGGTCGCGGTCGTCTACGCCGCCACCGTGGAATCGATCTCGCTTTATGTAAACTGGCATGCGCACGACGCGTTGCTCAACGACTCGCCGAGCACCGCCGCGGCGATGCGCCGGCGCGCGTACGGCATCGCGGCCGTGGTGGCGGTCGTCAACTACAGCCATTTCGACGACGAGGGCTGGACGCCAACGCCGTTCGCCGTCGGCAGCGGTATGGCGTCGTTGCTGTCTCCCTGGTTGTGGGGCCTGCACACCCGCCGGGCACACGACATGCAGTTGCTGCGCCAGGAGCTGCGCGACGAGACCGGCGCAACGTTCGACCGACGGCGGAAGCGCGCCTTCCCTGTCCGCACCTGGCGTGCGCAGCGCTGGTCGATCGAGCACAGCGTGCGCGACCCGCGCGAGGCGTGGACCGGCTACCACGCCGAGCGGGCCGCGCGCCTCGCCGCACTGCCTGGCGGCCGGCTGCGCACCGCCCTGGCCGTGCTGCGCGGGCTGGACTTGCGCGCCCAGGCTGCGCCAGCCGAGCCCACGCCGGAGCCGGTGAGCCTCGACGACCCGGACATCCAGGCGTGCGCCGAGGTGCGCGAGAGGATGCGCGGCATCCGTGACCGGTACGGTGCCGGCGCCGCCCGGATCGCGGCAGCCGACCGCGACCCACGCCGGTGGATCGACCTGCGCGCGGGCGGGTTGTGGGACCTCGTTGACGCGACGCACGAGCCTGCGCACGTGCGCCGCCCTGCGCCCGCTGCGCATCCTGCGCCGGTGGAAGCTGCGCAGCACTGTGCGCAGACGGATGCACCGGATGCGCGGACCGGTGCGCAGAGGGTCGACGCGCCGCCGTTACCCGGCCTCGACGACGCGCCCGGCGGCGACGGACGTCCGCCGGTGTCGCCCCGGACGGCGGCTCGGCTGGCCGAGGCGTACGACCGGTTTGTGGCCGAGCACGGACGCGCGCCGCTCGGCCGGGACCTGGCGAAGGCGACGGGTGTGCACGTGGCGACCGCGAACCGGTGGAAGCGCGCCGCCGGGCCGAAGTAGTCCGAACACGACGACGTGCCCCCGCCCTTCCGTGGGAGGACGGGGGCACGGCTCGGACGCCGGTCAGTACGTGCGGTCGTCGCCAGCCGATGGGGCCGGCGCGGCGGCGAGCCACGGCACGTACGTACGGAGCCAGGCATCGACGCCGGGGACCGCCAGCACCCGGGTGACGGCGGCCGCGACGGTCACGCTTTGGGCGACGGCCGGGACGGTGTCGACGCCGGCGGTGACCGCCACGGTGGGCAGCAGGGTCAGCGCGCCGACGCCGGCGGCGAACACGGTCCGGGCGGTGGCCCGCCACGGGTGGCGGGTTTGGGTAGGCTCCATCGGTCCTCCGATCAGGTGGTGGGGCTGTTGGTAAGGGCGAGCTGCACCTTGAGGTCGCCGACCTGGCGCTGCAGCTCCTGGATCGTGGCGTCGCGGGCGGCCAGGTCGATGCGGAGCCGGTCCCTCTCTTCGCGGACGCTGGCCAGCTCGGCGACGCGGGACTCCAGTTCCAGCACCCGGGTGCGGAGCCGCTCTTCCTCGGCGGAGGTGATTCGCAGCGATTCGCGGGTGGTGTCTAGGTCGGCCTTGACGCGGGCCAACTCGTTCCGCAAATCATCGGTGAGCTGCTGGTAGATGTCCTGCCTCACGAGAGCGGTCTGCACCTTGAGCTGCTCGGCCTGTGCCTCGGTTTGCTTGATCTGCGCCGCGCGGAGCCGCCGGCCGAGGATGTGCGCGACGATGGTGCCCGTGGCACCGGCACCGACCACGCCAGCCGATGTGACCACCGCGATCAGCACGCCGGTGTCCACAGGGCCTACTTCGCGGCGGGGACGGCCTGGCCGAGCAGCTGGGCGAACTCGCGGGCGAGGGCCTCGCCGATCTCGGTGGCGGTGACCTCGGGGCCCAGCTCCGTGGCGACGGCCTGGGCGAGGGTCGGGGCGATCTGCTGGAGGTAGGCGAGCGTCTCGCGTCGGGTCTGCTCGCCCTGGGCGCGGATCTCGGCCACCACCTTGTCGGTGTCGTCGGCGGCCACGCCGGACAGGATCGTGTTGAGCACGTTGAGGGTGCTCAGGCCAGCGGGGATGCCGCCGCCGGTGTACTGCCAGGGCAGGGCGCGCATCAACTTCGACACCGTGGGGTCCTGGAGGATCTTGACGAATTGCTGGGGGGTCATTGCCGTTCCTTCCATGAGTGCTGCAAGCCCGAAGGGGCGGCCGTCTTCGTCTCCGTCCGGGTGTCCGGACAGGTGCGCGTGCTCGTTGTGCGGGTTGCTGCCGGCGTAGGTCCGGGCCTCCCACCCGGAGGACGCCGCCCAGATCACGCCGCGGTAGATGATGTAGATCAGCCGGCGTTCCAGGCCGGCTCGGCACCGGCCGACCAGGTGCGCGACGAGCATCTGCATCGTTAGGCCGGGCACGTTGAGGTCGGCGTCGATGTCGAACGCTCTGACCTCGTTCTTGCTGTCGGCGTCCGTGCGCTCCGAGCGGCCCGACTCGTCGGGGTTGTGCCCCGACTTCGAGTCCTGGTGTGCCTGGTCGCCGATCGTGCCGTCGCTGGTTTTGTCTCGGCGTGGCGCGATTTCCTCCAGCTCTCGCCGCAGCTGGATGATCCACGCCACCAGCGCCCACGCCGGGGCCATCAGGCGTTGCCGTACTGGTGTGCGGCCGGGTCGGCGAGGGGGGCGTACTCGCCGAGGACGTCGCGCTCGTCGACGGCGTCCCCGCTGATCTCGTCCGGGTCCTCGTCGATGCCGGGGGTGATGACGATGCGTGGCTGGTCGGGCTCGGGCATGGTTCTCCTCCGTCGCGTGGGTGTCGGGTATTGGTCAGGGGTCGATGGGCCGGGTCGGTCGGCGTGCTCGGGTAGGGCACACTGAACGTCGTGAATGGACTGAGAAAGCAGTTGGCTGTCGGGTTCGTCGCGCTCGCGGCCGCCGGGGTCATCGGTGGGGTGACGGCGGTGTCGTTGGTGAGCGGCGACCGGCCGGCTCAGCAGGTGCGGACCGTGTCGGATGAGGGCGACGTCGCGCCGACCACGGAGGTGCGGAGCCCGACGCCGGCGACCGGGCCGGTGGCCACCACGGCTCCCGCGCCGTCGGCGACGTCGTCGACGGCGGCCGTGACGAAGAGCGGGAAGAGCACCGTGACGGAGGTCGAGCCGACCACCGCGCCGCCGACCACGCCGCCGGCGGCGACGGAAGAGCCGACGCCGGATGCCCCGGAGACGCCGCCGCGGATGACCACGGCGCCGCCTCCGCCGATGCAGTGCCTGCCGCAGGAGATCGGGATTAACCCGCGCTGCCCGTCACCGCCGGCTTAGGACTGCTGGGTCCACGACGCGGTGACCATCGCCCGGACGGCGCCCGTGCCAGCGGTGCGCCGTCCGGCGACGCTCATACCGAGGATCTCGCCGAAGTCGCCGGCTGGCAGCGGCAGCGGTCCGATGTCGGTGAATCCCACGGAGAAGCCGACGGCGATGGTGGGGCCAAGCTGGGTGCCGTCGCACATCAGCCGTACCTCGCCGGTGGTGCCGGACGCGTCGGTGGTGTGGCGCAGCCGTACGAACAGGCGCGGCTGTTGGCGGGGCACGGCGGTCTCCACCAGCGGGCTGAACGAGGATTCCGTAGTGCCAGGCCACTGGGTGTAGTCGGATCCGGCCCAGGTGACGGGTAGCCAGGGACGGGCGATGCCCTGCCCAGAGACCTCGTCGGTGGACAGGACGATGTGCCCCTGCCGGTCCCACACGGCCCAGATGCCGTCGAAGAGGCTCATGGCCACGCCGCTGCCCTCAGCGCTGGACCGGTAGGCGACCAGGCCCGGTTTCGTGTCGGTGTCGAACGGGACTCGGCCGAGGCGGACGATGATGCTGCCGTCGGGTGCCTCGACGATGACCTCTCCGCCCTTGACGGTGATGCCGCCGGCACCGATGCTCGCCGACGCCAGCCGGCGGCCGGCGAGCAGTTCACGGACCTGCCGTTCCAGGTCGGTGATACGGCGGACCAGCCAGTCCTGGCCTGGGGGGATCTGGTCGGATGGGATCACTGGGTGAGGTCCTCTCCGGGGTTGAGCAGGATCGGGGAGACCGTTCCGGCTGTGGCGTCCAGTTCCCACCCGACGGCGCGGGCGACGCCGACGAGGCCGGTCGGGTGCCGGTGGCCGGTGAGCTCGTATCCGATGTCGTCGCCCACGTTCCAGTCGGTGCCGAGCAGCGGGTAGGTGTCGGCGCGGGCGGTGATGGTGACGGTGCGGGATCCTCGGGACATCAGCAGCAGTGCCTGCTGGGCGTGCTCGTCGAGGGTCGAGATGTCGCTGATTGACGACGAGGGGCTGTAGCGGTGCTCCCAGCGGGGCCAGCCTGCGGCGAAGAGATCCTCGTCGCGGGCCGGTGTCGACTGCGGGCGGGCGTCGCCTTCGCCCGAGGATGTGGCGACGATGTGGTTGGCGCCCTTGCCGGAGGTGTAGTCCTCGCTGTAGGTGTAGGCGGCCTCGGCTGCGCCGGCCGACGCCAGCACCGCGTTGGCGGTGCCGGTGGTGTAGATGGCGTTCGGCTCGGACGAGGCGTAGCCGATGCGCTTGCGGACCTGCACGATCGCGACCACGGCCGTCCGGCTGGCGTCGGCCCAGTCCAGCCGGATCGTCCACTCGGGGCCGTCGATGACGCCCATCAGCTCCCGCAACGCGGAGTAGACGGTCTTGTCGTCCTGGTCGAGGTAGGTGCGGTCCCGCAGGGTGCCGGTGTCGGGCGCGTCCACGATCAGGTTGATGCCCTCGATGTTCGCGTCGTCGACCAGGATCGCGGCGATGAGCGCCTCGTCGACCTGGACGAACTCGTGGTCACGGACGTAGCGGCGGTCCAGGTATCCCTCCAGGGAGACGCAGGCCAGCTCGACGGTGCCGCCGGTGCCGCCACGGCGGGTCAGGACGATCCCCGCCCAGACCGGGGTGTCCCCCAGGACCGCGACGATCATCGACCGGCCGGGTTCGGTCGCGCCGAGCCAGTCGCGGGGTGGGGCGCCGTGCCCGGCCAGCGGAATCGGTAGCGCGAAGCTGGCGGAGGTGTAGGCACCCAGGACGCTGGCGATGGTGCCGGAGGGACGCAGGTCGGGCAGTTCCTCGACGATGCGGCCGGTCACCAGGTCGCATCCGAGCCAGGACAGGATCACGTCAGCTCCTAGAAGTAGGTGGTGACGATGACGACACCCTGCCCGCCAGCGCCGCCGGCGGCGGCCGCGCCGGTGCCGGCGACAACCGCTCCGCCGCCGCCACCGCCGTAGCGGTTACCCGCAGTGCCCGACACGGAGGACGGCTGGTTGACGGTGCGGGAGCCGCGGCCACCGCCGCCGAGGTGCGACGCGCCGCCGGCACCGCTGTAGCCGAGAGCCACTTCTCCCCAGCCGCCCTCCCCAGCGCTGCCGCAGAAGACGGTGCCCGTGCCGGTGGTCGCGCCGGCGCCGCCCTCGATGGCGAACGACGATGCCGAGGTGGCGCGAACGGGGCCACCGGCTCCACCGGGGGCGGTGACGTAGGTGGCGAAGCTGGACGTGCCACCGGTGCCACCAGCTGCGCCAGCACCACCAGCACCCCCCGCGCCGACGGTCACGGTCACCGAGGCTGGCAGCGTGGAAGCATCGATCATGTCCTCGGCGTACGCGCCGCCACCACCGCCGCCGCCTACGGACGCCGCGCCGGCCGCGTTCGTGGTCGCGCCGCCGCCGGCACCGCCGCCGCCCTGGCAGCGCACCCACACGCTGCGCGCGCCGAACGGCTTGGACCAGGTCCCGCCGCCGCTCGGCGGCGCTCCCACGGTGGCGAACACCTGGGTCTGCGCGGCGATCGTGCGCCATCCGACGCTGTCGTAGACCTCGACTCGCCGCAGGTCCATCCGCCACACGTGCAGCCCGCCGTACGGGGCCAGGGCGTCGCGTTCGGCCTGGTCCCGCACCGGCAGGATGCCGCCTGACCCGACGACGAACGGCCGCCGGTCGGTGACCGCTGGCGCGCCGGGGCTGGCAGGCACGTCGATTGTGGCCAGGCGAATCGCGCCGGCCGGGACTGCCGGCTCCGTCGGGGACGCCGCGGCGACACCGACGAGGTACTCCGAGCGGGCCAGGCGCAGCCCGGAGGAGTCCTCGTCGTTGTCGTACACCCTCAGGATCACGATGTCCTTGCGCGGGTTGGTGGCGTCGGCGGCCGCGAGCGGTCCGGGGGTCTCGGCGACCGGCAGCGCCACCCAGTACGGGCCCTGCGGGCTGGTCAGCGCGGGGTCGACGCACGCGACACCCGGCTGCACGGTGATGGTGCTGCCGGCCAGGGACACCTGCAGTTGAGTGCCGCCCGGGCGGACGCCGCCGCGGGCGCCCATCGCCCGGCCGCCGTAGGCCAGCACCAGCGCCATGGCCTGGCGCAGTTCGTTCGCGGAGTACGCCGGTAACCCGGCAGACGCGTTGATCCACAGCGGATCGGCCATGATGAGGTTCCTTTCAGTGCCAGGTGTCACGCCAGCGGACGGTGGCGGTAGCGGTGGCGGAGTAGGTGGAGGCGTCGAAGGCGATCTCGTGGGTGCCGGGTGGCAGGACGGGCCAGCCGATCCCGGTGACGGTCGTGACGCCCCGCCGGCTGGCGGTGCCGTTGAGGTAGACGGTGCGGGCGGCGGTGTCGATGTCCAGCCACTGCCCGGCGGTCAGGTCCGTCCAGACCCGGACGATGCCGGTGCCGTCCGGTGTCAGCAGCGAGGCCCGCGGCTCCACCACGGGCCCGTCGACGCGGATCCGCAGCCCGACCGGTTTGGTGCCGGTGTTGGTGATTGACGCTCGTCCGGAGGTGACGGCGGCCGCCACGGTGACCGGCACCGTCAGACCTCCGCCGACCGTGGTGACCTGGATGTCGTCCCAGCTCGCGGTCACCGGCAGGGGGTTGGTGTTCGTCGAGGACAGGATCGATCTGATCGCCACGGCACCCGCTGCGGTCAGGTCCGTGTCGGTTGTCTGCAGGTGCCACACGTTCGGGTCGCTGGTCTGCCAGGCCCTGGCACGCACGACAGGGCCGACCGTCTGCAGCACCACGGTGTATTTACCGCCGGGCGTGTGGGTCAGGCCGGTGGTGTGGGTGGCGAGTTGCGTCTCCGTTCCGCCTACCCTCTTGCGCAGCGTCAGGATGACCGTCTGGTTCGACGCGAGCTCAAGCCGGGCCAGGTAGCAGTTGTTCGGGTCGGCGAACCGGGTGGCGACGGCCTCGAAGTGCCCGCCACCGCTGGCCAACGCGTTGGTGGAGACAACCCCCCTGATCTCGACGTCGGCGGCGGCGACCCCGGTGAGGATCGACCAGCGGGAGGCGTTGACGGCGCCCACGCGGTGGGTGCCGACTCCACCGCTCACCTGGTAGTCGGCGGCCACGCCACCGGACGTCGTCCAAGCCGGGCCGACATCGGGTGTGCCCCAACTGTCCGTCGCGGTACGGCCGAACGCGTCGGCGGCGAGCACCGCCGTGGTCAGCGGCACCGTCAGCCCGCCGACGGTCGACGGCAGGCTCAGCGGCACCTCGTGCTCGGTGCCGCTGTAGATCGTCGGGTCGAGCGCGACGAACGCGGCCTGGACGTAGGTGTGCCCGTCGAGGTGCCGGGACTCCGGGTCGACCATGCGGGGTCGGCCCCGCATCAGGTACTCGGCGCCGGCGAGGACGAACCGCAGATCGACGTCGCCACCAGATGGTGCGAACGCGGCGAGCAGCCGGGACATCAGGGTGACGTACTCGGCCGGGCCTCGGGCGAGCACGACCAGGCGCATGGCGATGGCCACCTGCTCGGCCCACTCCGCCCCGGACCACGACCCGGCCGACCAGGCCCGCGCACCACCCTGGTCGGCCCGGACGTCGCGTTTGAAGGGGTTGAAGTGGCTGCCCTTGACGAACCGGTACGGGGTGCCCGGTCCGATCACCAGGTCGCGCAGCTGCACCTGGCCCTCGCTGAGCGCCATCAATGTGCTCCGTGCATGGCGAGTTCCTCCTGGACCTGACGCAGCGAGAACCGATCGGTGAACGCCTTGACCTCGAGCTTTTCGACGTTGACACCACGGCCACCACCGCCGGCCTCGCGTACGGCGGCGGTGATCATCGCGGCGAGCGCGGACAGCGGCGCGACGGCCTCGTCCTCGCCGCCCTCGGCGATGTTGGCGAGGATCCCGCCCGGCCGGGCCCGCGCCACACCGCCCGCAGCCAGCCGCGGGACGTCCGGGAACAGGTCGGGGATGGAGAAGCCCTTCCCACCGATCCCGGGCACCCAGTCGGGCACCTGGACCGACATGCCGAAGTCGAGCCGGTTCCAGGCGTCGATGATCATGTTGATGCCGCCGCGTGCCGCCGAGACGGGGCCGTCGAACAGGCCCCGGGCCTTCGCGGCGATCTTGCCTGGCAGGCCGTCGAAGAACGAGACGACGGCGGTGAATTTGCCGACGATCCAGTCTTTCGCGCTGGTCGCGCCGTCGCTGATCGACCGCCACATGGCGGCCGCCGAGGCCTTGATCTGGTCCCAGTGCTTGACGATGAACAGCACCGCGAGGCCGATCGGGCCGGTCAGGATCGCCAGCAGCAACGGCCAGTTCGCCGACGCCCAGTCCCACACGAACTTGATCGCCGACCAGACCGCGTTGAACGCGGCGGTGACGATCGTGCGGAACGTCTCGCTGTTGCGCCACAGCAGCACGATCCCGGCGATGAGGGCGACGATCGCGATCAGCACGAGCCCCAGCGGGTTCGCGGACATGGCCGCGTTGAGCAGCCACTGACCGGCGGCCCAGGCCTTGGTGGCCACGTTCGCGGCAACCGCGGCGACCCGCTGCGCCGTGGTGGCCACGACCGCCCGACCCTTGGCGATGATCCCCCCGTTGGTGGCGGCGGTCTCGGCGGCCTGCGCGCCGGCGGCCGCCCGGGTCACTGCCGTGTTCTGCACCAGCGCGGCGGTGTGCGCGTTCATGCTGGCGCGCAGGCCCCAGTTCGCGGCGACCTCCGCGATCTTGATCGGGACCATCGCCACCGCTGCCAGGTTCGCGGCGGTCTGCGCGCCCTTGACCAACACGAACCCGGCAGCCAGCCACGGCAGCAACGTGATCAGCGTGTCCAGGTGGTCAGCGAGGAACCCGACGACGGTGCCGCCGACTGCCAGGGTGTCGCGGAAGCTGCCGCCCTCGCCGGCTGCCTGCGACAGCGCCGGGGCGAGGGTCTCCGCACCGGACACGAGAGCGGGCAGCGACGCCACCACGCCCTCGACGACGTCGCGCACGGCGTTCAGGACGGTGGAGATCCGCTCCTGCCCCTCCGCGCTGTTGAGGAACGCGCGTAGTCGGGCGGTGCCGGCTTCCAGGCCGGAGAGCATGTCCCCGCCGGCCTCGGCACCACCGGCCCGGAAGATCGCGGTGATGATGCCGCCGACGTTGAGGGCGATCGTGCCGAGCTGCCGCAGCACGTCCAGGCCACCGCGTAGCCAGCGTTCGAGCTGGCCGGACTCGCGGGCGCGGGCGGTCCACGCCTCGAACCGCTCGGCCAGGTTCTGGGCGTCGCCGGCGAGACCGGGCAGCACGGACGAGCCGACCACCCCGATGTGCCGTAGTCCGGAGACGACCGGCGCGACCGCGCGCGCCAGCCGGTCCGACGTCGCCGCGGCGTTGCCCAGGGTGGTGTCGACGTCGCGGACGAACCCCTTGGACATGGCCAGCTTGGCGCTCTGTCGGATCGCGGTGTTCCACGCCCCGCCGACGTCGCCGAGACGGTTGGTCAGGACCGGCAGGTACCGGTCGGACAGGCCTCGGACGTCGCCGGCGACGCCGGCCCACACCCGTTGCTGCACCGACCGGGCCATCCGGTCCCACGCCGGCCGCAGCTCCCGGATCACCCGGACCACGGCCTGCGCTGACGGGGCGAGCTTGGCGTAGGCCTCGGCCGCCTTGGACACGCCACCGCCGCCACCGGCGGACTCGCCAGCGCGGGCGATCTCCTTCTGCGCGGCCGCGGCTTCCTTCTTGGCCTCGGCTACGGCGGCCTCGGCCTCGCGCTGGCGCTCCAGGGCGTCCTGCACCGCCTCGGAGCCCTCGACCCCGACCCGCGCCGACTCGGCCTGCTCTGCGGCGAGTTCCTCGTGCCGGGCCTTGGCCTCCTTGAGCGCGTGGTTGGCTTCTTTCAGGGCGAACGCGGCCTCGTCGATCTCGGCCGCGTCTGGCTTGCTCTTGGCCTTGGCTGCCGCCAGCTCGGTCTCCGCCTGCTTCACGCGGCGGGCCGCAGCCTCCTCCGCCAGGGCGGCGCCCTCGACATCGAGGGCGTTGCGCCGGATCCGCTCGGCCTCTTCCTCCCGTACTTCGATCAGGTCCCGGGCGGCGCGGGTGGCGTCGCGCTGAGCCGCCACGACGCGCTTCTGCGCGGCCTCGTACGCCCGGGTGGCGGCCTCGACCGCCCGCGCCCCAGCCTGCGCGGCGCCGCCGCCCCGGGCGGACTCCTGGGTGAGTGCGTCGCCGAGGCCTCGGGTGGCGATCGCCAGCACGCCGAGCCCGGCCGCCGCGGTGACCGCCGCCCCGGGCAGGCCGAGGATGGTGCCGATCGCCGGGATGATCGCCGAGGTCAACGCGATGGCCTGCGCGGCTACGTAGGCCATGCCGCCGCCGAGCACGGCCGCCCCGGACACCCGGAACAGCCCGTTCAGCAGCGGCCGTAGCCGCGACGTCTCCCGGTCGACGCCGGAGGCGAACCGGCGGCCGGCGGCCTGCCCGGCCCGTGCCGCGATCGGCTCCAGCCGGTTGAGCACGCTCTCCAGCCGGGACACGGTGCGCTGCAGGGCGGAGACCATGCTCCGCTCCGCGTCCGGGCCGAACTGCGAGGTGTCCGGGCGGACCCGGACCAGGCCCTCCCCGATGGTGCGCGCCACGGACACCCCCTATGAAGTTGTGTGTGCTCCCGGTCAGCCGCACGCGGCCGACAGCGCCGCGATCTCCGCGAGCCGCCCCGGAGACGGTCCGCCGGCCGCCGCCGGCTCGTCGACGGACTCGCCGTCGTGGTCCTGGTCGACGTCGAGCGCGTCGTTGAGCGGGTCCGGTTCGCCGCTGAGCGCGGCGAGCAGGTGCCGGCGGGCGGTCCACTCGTCGCACAGCCCGTACAGCAGCGGCAAACCGTCCCGCGCGGTCAGCCGAAGTAGACGAACTCCCGGGGCGGCTGCGGGTCCCTCATCGAGATGCCCAGTGGGCCCGGGTCCGGTTCGGTACGCCGCTGCAGAAAATCCTGGAACCCGTCCGAGGACATCGGCGCCGGCGCCGAGGGCGAGTCGACCTTCGATCCATGGCCAGCACTCGACGGCCCACCCACAGAGTGAGAGGGCCGTGACGTAGGGACCTCGGTGAGGTCCTCCGCGACCCCCTCCATGATGTCGCTGAGAACATCCGGGTCGACCGCGTGTTCCCGGCAGTACGAGCGGAACCGCTCGTACTCGTCGGCACCGAGCGCGCCCTGAAAGAAGTCCGCCAGGGCGGCGACGGCCACCGGGTCGACGGTCTTCACCCCGCGCTTGTTCAGGCGCATGAGCTCGCACAGGTCGAGCAGCTGCAGCTCGCCCAGCACCCGGAACGTCTCACCGTCGAGAGTGAAGGACGGGAAGACGGCGAGCAAGGCGTCGACCAGCTCCTTGCGGGCGGCCACGGCCGCCTGGTCGCCGCTGTTGACCGGCGTCGCGTCGAGCTGCGCGAGCAGCTGCCGGGCCCGACCGGTGTGCCCGTCGACCCAGGCGAGAACCTCGCCCAGCGTCCCGGCCGGCGGCGGGGTGGCGGCGGCCCGCTTGGCCGCGCTGACGTAGGTGCGCCCCATCATGCCCTCGCCGGCGCCGCGAGGATCACCGCGAACGGGCGAATGGTCGGTGCCGGCTTGGCCAGCATGAACTCGTTGCCGATGTTGGCGGCGTCGCTACCGCGCTTGCGCTCCAGTTCGACGTTGCCGCCCTGCAGGCACTCCCGAAACACCCACCGCTCCGTGCCGTCGCTGGACTCGAAGCCCAACATCCGGCGGACCTCCTCGCCCGGCTCCGGCGGCTCGTAGATGACGATGCCGGTGCCGGCGGTGATCGTGCCGCCGTTCCACGCCGTGCGCAGGTTCGTCGCGGTGAGCTGCATCAGCGCGAACGCGACCTTCAACTTCCTCGAATTGATGGCGATGTGGATCGGGTCGATCTCCTCGGCCACCTCGACCGCACCGGTGTCCAGCTCGTAGCTGATCTTCGAGCCGTCCTTGGTATAACCCATCGTGTTCCACGCCGGATCCCACGGCGTGCTCAGGTCGCTGGGCTCCAGCGAGCCCAGTGGGGCCTCTCGCAGGATCCCAGGGCCCAGCGCGAGCTGGCCCTTGTTCGGACTCACCATGGTCTTGTTCTCCTCACAGGTGCACGTAGCGGTCCAGCGCCGGCCCCAGCGCCGGCCGCGCCGGATGGATGCTCGTGCCGAACTCGTGGAACGACATGTAGAAGTGATCTTGATCCCAGGACACGTCGGTGTACGGGCCGCGTCCGTCGCGGCCCGGCCACGGTTGGATCGACGCCGCGCCCCGGCCGGTGCGGCGTAGCGCGTGCGCGCGGGCGTCCATCGCCACGCCCTCGGCTACGTCGGTGACCAGGTCAGCGGCGGCCGGGGTGTCACCGAGCAGAGCGGCCTCGTGCCGGTCGACGTGGACGTCGACGACCTCGACCGACGAGGCCACTACTCGCCCGGCTCCGGCGGCCGCACGAGGTGCTCCCACCCGTTGCGGGCGACGTTGCCCACCGGCACCCGGTCGCCGGTCACGTGGGCCCGCGCACCGCCGGGCACGTGCAGGGCGGCGGTGGCGATGACGTACCCGGCGGCGGGCAGCACCGCCGCGGTGGCGGCGTCCAGCTCGGCCCGCGCGTCGACGACCCGCCGCAGCGCCTGGTCCTGGTCGACGTCGACGGCCGCCGGGGTGTCGAGGACTGCCGGCCCGGCGTGCGGGTGCTCCAGCACGCACTGCGGGTGCGTGCAGCCCGGCTCGGTGGCCACCGGCGCAGCCGCCGGCGGCTCGGTCGGGGTCGGCTGCTCGTCGACGGCCGGCTCCGCCGGCGGGGTGTGCTGCTCGTCGGTGGCCGGCTGCGGGCCGGTCAGCTTCGCGCGAGCCATCACGCACCGACCTTCCACGCGCCGAAGGACAGGCCGGTGTGCGTCGAGTAGGTCAACGACACCAGCCCGCCGGCGTCGCCGAACGTGTCGGCCGGCCAGGGCCCGCGCACGGCGTACCCGCCGGCCGGGACGCTGATGGTCAGGTCGGCGATGGCCTGCCCGCGCACGGTGCCGGGGGTGGTCACGGTGACGGTGATCGGCGCACCCGAGGTGTTCTCCAGAAACAGCCACACGTCGTGGCCGGCGGTGAACTTGTCCCCCGACGCGCTGGCGGCGTTCGGCGACAGATCGCTCGTCGACGCCGCGCGGGTGATGACACCCGTTCCTACGGTTGCCACAGAAGATCCTTCCGATCAGTCGAGGTAGTACTGACACGCCACCTGGTACGCCAGGACGCTGACCGAGGCCTCGTCGTCGGTGGCGTAGTCGGCGGTGCCTCCGGACATCTGCGAGTACGTGAAGCCGTCGGCCAGCTCCGGATCGGCGGCGAGCAGGTCTTCGACCGCTCCGGCGATCTCCTGCACCCGGGCGTCGGTCTCCTCGACCGTCGCGCCCGGGGTCCGCACCCGGATGTAGAGGCCGATCGTGGCGGTCTCCAGCCACAGCTCCCCCGTGCCGCTGTGACCGGCGGAGGTGCGGGTGAACCGGACCCCGCCGCCGTAGACCATCTCCCGCTGGGCGGTGCCGCCGGGCCAGGCGTACGCCACCTGCACCCCGGCCAGCGGCAGACCCGGCCCGGCCTGCGCGGTCAGCCGGTCGAACAGCGCCCGCTTGCAGCGCAGCCCCTCGGGGTTCACCGGCGGCCACCGTGAAAGATCGAGTGGTACTGCGGGTTGTAGTCCAGGGTCCGGCTCGCCGGCGCGGCCCGGCCACCCGGGCCGGTGCTGTCGGACACCCGCCGGGAGTACCGGGCGTACGCGGCGTCGACCTCCGGCAGACCGGTCCGGTACGCGTCCGGCAGGCTCAAGCGGTAGGTGCCCAGGTCCTGGATGGTGAAGGACACCGCCCGGTCGGGGACCTGCTTCTTGTCGAAGTTCAGCCGGTCCCGGAGCCGGGTGAGCGCGGCCCGGACGAGGTCGGCCGGCGGGGCGTCGGCACCGTACTCGTAGTCCAGGACCACGTTGCCGTCACCGGCGGTCCACACCGCCCCGTCGACGCGGCGCAGCGACCCGTCCGGGCGGACCGCCAGGGCCTGCAGCTGGGTGGGCGTCAGCGGCACCGGGTCCTGCCCGACCCGGGCCGCGATCGACGCCGCCCGCACGGCCCGGACCCCGCGCATGTGCACCCCGGCCCGCCACTGGTCACCGCCGGAGGGCAGGACCAGGTCGGGGGTGCCGGTGCCGTCGAGCACCACCCGCCGGTACCGGGGCACCCACGCCTGGTCGCAGATCCACTCGCATTCCTGCTCGACCTCGGTGCGCACGCGCACCAGGTCGGTGGTCGGGTACTTGACCGTGTCCCGCAGGGTCGCGTCCGAGTCGCGGGCCTGCCGCAAGGTGAACAGGAACCCGCCGACGATCTCGACCTGGTCGTGCTCGACGACCGTCGTCCCGCCGACGGTGGCCGTCCAGGTCACGTCGATGCTCTGCAGCAGCGACTGGCCGGGCATCTGGTAGGTGTACGCGCCGTTGTCGGGGGTGGCGGTGCCGGCGAACACCACGCCGGTCGGTCCGGCACCCGAGACGCTCACCTCGCCGTCGGGGACGAGCGGCTCCTCGCCGGCACCGAACAGATGGGTGAGCGGCGCGGCGGCGGTGCGGGCGACCCGGATGAGGCTCATCCGATCCGCACCGACCCCTCGACAGTGCCGGACACGACCTCGACGTGCACGCCGGTGCCGGCCCGGATGCCACCGCCGCCGTACCAGCCGGCGGCGGTGGCGTCGACGTCCAGGGCGACGACATCGAGCAGCGTGCCGGAGGCCTCGGTGCCGTCCCAGATCCGGACCACCGCCGCGGTGGTGGCGCGCACCGCGTACCCCCGGTAGATCGCCGGTCCCGTGGCGATCTGCTGGTCGTCGCCGGTGAGGGCCACCGCGCTGGCGGAGACCATCAGCGGATCCGGTAGGTGACCTGGACCAGGCCGGCCGGGACGGCCAGGCCGGTGCCGGTGTGCGTGACGTGCACGGTCAGCACGTCCCCGGCGGCCGGCTGCAGGTCCGCCGCCGTGCTGGACACGGTCAGCGTCTCCGGGGTGTTGGCCGCGCCGTTGCCGGCGCTGTACGCCCGGGTGGCCACCACCACCGTGCCCGCGCCGGCCTGCCGGTTGCGGACGGTCAGGGTGAAGAAGTTGGAGCCGTTGGCGGTGATCGCCGCGCCGGGCACCCACAGGACGCCGGTGATCTGCGCCCCGTACGGCAACCGGATGATCGGCACCTCGACGGCCGTGCCGGCCAGCGTGGGCGGGATCGGCGCGCTGACCGTCATGTCGCCGCGCAGCTCGCGGTACTCGATACCCACGTCGTTCTCCGTTCGTCTCGTCGGGGCGGGGTCAGGCGTTGGCGCCGCGGTAGAAACCGCGGTGGTCCAGCGGGGTGCCGGAGTAGGTGTGGCGAATCTTGTACGTGTACTTGTCCGCGTTGAACATCGTTCCGGTGGACGGGTCGGCCTGCGTGAACAGCTCCGGCTCCTGCCGGCCCTGGTAGAAACCCATCTCGATCATCGGGACCATCGCCGGGTCGGCGGCCGCGATCCAGTCGTTGGAGTCCGCCCAGTGGTCCAGGACCTCGAAGTCCAGGCCCCGGTGCATGTTCGGGATCGTCGCGTCGCTGTTGGACGTGACCGCCACCGCGCTGGTGGTGAGCTGGAACGCGGTCTCCTCCAGCTCCGGCGGGACGATCAGCAGCTGCGGGGTGATCGACAGGATGTTTGTCGTGTCCCCGTAGGCGGCCTGCTTGCGCATCTTCCGGCGGGCGGTCGACAGGCCGGTGGAGCCGAGCGACAGCGGGTTGTCGGTGTTGCCGTGGTTGGTGTGGAACAGCGCGGTGGAGTCGTACGTGCAGACCACGTTGGTCAGCAGCAGGTCCCACACGAACCGGTACAGCGTGATGGCGGCGGCCAGGCCGAGCAGCCGGGGGATGTTGCGGATCGCGCCGATGTCGTCGTTGGCGATCATCTCCAGGGTCAGGTCGTCGGTCCCACCCCGCTTGATCACCTTGTAGACGGCCTCCTCGTCCCCGGGGGACTGCAGCGGCTGGTACGGGGCGCCCTCGTTCACCACGGGCAGGGTGCCGTACCCGCCGATCCGCACGCGCTTCTGGTCGCGGAAGTCGGAGACCGGGACGATGTCGGAGACGACCTTCCGCCAGGACTGCAGGCCCGGCTGCCGGTACAGCCGGATCATCCGGCGGGTGATGCTGTCACCCAGGACCTGCGACCACGACCCCGACGTCATCGACTCGCTGCCCCGGACCGCGCTGTCGAAGCCGGCGCCGAAGCACTCCCGCAGGATCCGCCGGTTGACGTCCTCGCCCCATGCCTGCGGCCGGTAGCCGGTGATGTCGGCCCACGCCTCCTTGAGGGACTTGTAGCCCTCGGTGTAGTCGCCGTCCCAGAACTTGTCGAGCGCGGCGGCCCGCTTCTCGGCCGACTCCTTGGTGACCTGGGCGGGGCCGATGCTGGCCGTGCCCACCAGGCCGGCGCGCTCGACCACGGCGAGACCGGCCTTGATAGAGGTGATCTGCGCGTCGACGACGCTCTCGGTGATCTGCTCGGGCAGTGCCATGGTCACGGACTCGACCACGGCGATCGGCAGGCCGGCGGCCTCGACCTTGTGCCGGATCATCAGCTGGCCCAGGAAGCTGGTCTTCGGCTGGCCGGCTTCCAGGCTGCGCTGCACGCTCTCCGTCGCCCCGCTCGCCGGCGGGGCCGCGGCCGGCGCGGTCCCGCCGGTGTCGGTGGTGCCGCCGGCACCGGTGCCGGCGGTGGTGTCGGCCGGGCCGGCCCAGGCCAGGCCGACCTCGGCGAGCTGCTCGCTGCTGGCGCCCTTGAGGGCGGCCAGCACGGCGGCCGAATCCAGTGGTGCGGTCACGTCGGACTCCCTGCTCTCTCCACCGGGCGGTGCGCCCGGGGTGTCGGTGGTGCGGTCGGTGCCGCCGGCGACCATCCGGGTAGCCATGCCCCCGGCGGCCGGGTCGGCGACGACGTCCGCCGAGAAAACGCGGACGATGGAGGTCGCTTCCTCCATGCGCTGCTCGCCCTCGCCGGTCGGCGTGGACCAGGTCGCGAGGACGTCGTGGCTGATCCCGACGAGGGGCTCCAGGCCGGTCTCCTGCGCGGCCAGGGCGGCGTCGAGGGCCTCGGCGGCGTGCGTCGCCGAGGGCAGCAAATGCAGATCGCCGTACAGGCCGTCGCTCTCGACCGCGACGTTGCGGTACGAGCCGACCAGCCCGGCGATCGTCGAGCTGCGCAGCTCGTCCTCGGTGCGGTGGTGGTCGTACGCCTTGGCGCCCTCGTAGAGCTGGGCGGCGGCCGCCAGCACCTGGTGCGGGTAGCGGCGCCGGTTCTTGCTTTCGCCGGCGCGGATGATCCGGACCCGGAAGACTCGGCCGCCGGCGGAGTTGACGCCCTTGGCCTCGATCACTCGGCCGGGCACCCGGTCGCGGTGGGTGCTCTCGGTCACTGCTGGTTTCTCCGTCCTCGAGTCCGCCGCCGGGGCGGCGAACGGGACCGCCGTCCAGGCCGGTCCGTGCGTCCAGGTGAGTGCGTCGAACCGCACGGTCGTCGGTGGTACCGGTGCCGGCGGGGTGTCCCCGTCGGCGAGGTAGGTCAGGGTCATGTGCGGGGTGAAGCCCCGGTCGCCGCTGACCGGCAAGCCGGCGGCCGCCAGTCGGGCGACCAGGTCGTGACGCAGCTCGGCCAGGCCCGGCACGTCGACCGGCGACCACACCGGCACACCGTCATCACCCGGCGGGAACTGGCCGAGCCCACCCACCTGCCCGGTCAGCGGCGGGTGCGCGGCCGCGACCTCACCGGTGATGGCGGCGACCTGGTCGCGCTGCGCGTCGGTGAGGGCCTTGCCGAGGTAGGCGAGGGTGACGTGCAGCTCGGCGGCGGGGAGCCCGCCCGGCACCGCCAGGCCGGCGGCCACGTCGTCGGCCAGGTCGAGGCAGACCATGCACGAGCCGCCCGGCACCGGCGGGGCCGCCTCGGTGACCCGGACGGCGACGGTCACTCCCCGCTGCCGGAGCGGACGACCTTCTGCAGGTCGCCGACCAGCCCGGATCGCGGCTTGTCCCGGGCCTCCTCGACGGCCAGGGCCACGATGGCCCGGTCGACGTCGACGCCCACCCACGTCATCACCTCGGCGGCGCTGCCGTCAGGCACCGCCCCGGCCGAGTCCGGACCGGCCGGCGGCGGGGTCGGGGTCGGGGTCACCGGCGTACCGGCGGCGGGGGTGGTCCGGTCGTTTCCGTTCACCCGGCTCCGGCGGGCGACCTCGCCGGTCCGCGCCACCGGCGTGCGCTGTCCGTCGTGGGTGGTCACCACGTAGCCGTCGCCGTCGCGGACAACGTCGACGACCTCGCGGGTCTTCATGCCGAGGGCCTGCGCGGCCTGCTCGCGGGTCAGGGACATGGGGTCCTCCAGTTCGGTTGGTGCTCTGGACGCACGAACGCCCCTCGGCAATGCCGAGAGGCGTTCGGTGGGTGCGCGGTGAGCGCGGGTGCTACGAGTCGATGCCCATGATCTTGCGGGCCTTGGTGTGGTATTCGTCCTGCGCCGGGCCAGTGGCGTCGACGTCGACGTGGTGCTGGTTGTAGTCACTGCCGGGCGGTCGACCCGAGGGGTCGAAGGCGGCGGCGGTGTCCTGCTTGTCGGCCCACTCGCGGTGCCAGTCGCCGAGGGCGACCAGACGGCGGCGGCGCTCCGGGTCCATGCTCACAGCGGCTTCACTGCCTCCCAGCTCGATCCCAGCAGCGTAGCTTTCCCGATCCACGCGTCCTCACGGCCCGCGCCGGGCCATCGACCCAACTGCGACACCTCGTACGCCGATGGGTAGTCGACGCTGCCGAACGCGCTGGTGCGGGTCCGTTCCAGCAGGGCCTCGGCGGCCTCGATCTGCTCGTCGACGCGGTCGGCGGGGATGTCCAGCTCTCCCCGCTCGGCCCGGCCGACATAGTCCTCCAGCCGACCCATGATCTTCATGGCGACCGTGGAGGTCTTGAAGTCGTATCCGGAGCGGGCCCAGGCGTACCCGCCGACGTCGATGTTGGCCTCCAGCTCAATCCGGTCGATGCCGGCCTCCCGGTACCACCGTTCGAGGTGAGCGTTGAAGGCTCGGGCAAACCCGCCGCCCTGCATGTCCGGATCGTCGATCTGCAGGTACGCGTGCACGGCGTACAGCTGGCCGTCGCCGTCCGGGGAGATGGCCCGGGTGACCGTGCCGATCTTGTCGCCGTCGGCGTTGATCAGGTCGGCGTTGCCCACCGCCACGTCCACCGGGCTGGTGGACCCTTCCGGCTTCCACTGGAAGACGCTGGCCCCGCTGGTACGGACCCGGATACCGGCGTACGTGCCGTCCAGGACCGTGGCCCACTGCTTCTGCAACGCGTCGTAGTCGCCGCCAGCGGCGGTGGCCATCAGCTGCTGGGCGGAAGGCGTGGCGGCGGCCGGACCCGCATCAGGGTCGGGACCGCGTCGCCGCCCCTGGTACCCCGATGTCCACTTCCCGTCGTCGTCGCGCGGCTGGTCCGGGTCATAGGCGCGGCGCCGGCCCCGCGCTTCCCGGTCGCCGCGGTGACGTGCGGCCGTCCACAGCGACCGGAGCTGGGTGAGCATCGTGCGCAGCTGCGGCCGCTCGAAGACGATGCCGCCGCCCTTCGAGTCAACCCACGCCGACCAGTCGGTGGTCGCGCCCTTGGGGCGGACGGTGAGGGCCAGCCGCCACCGGTTGTCGTCGTCGACGCGGTACGTGACGTCGCCCCAGTCCTCACCGAGCACCATGCCCGACACCTGTTCGCCCCGGGACGCGCGGTCGTCGACGTCGTCGAGGGTGTTGTAGAGCCGGTCCCAGCCGTTGGGGCCGAACTCGGCGGTGCGGCCGTCGTCGCCGGCGCGCCACCGGGTGACGTCATCCGGCGAGACCACTCCGAGGCGCAGCCGCGGGCCGCCGGGTCCACCGATCACTGCGAAGAGCATGTCGTCGGACCGGTCGATGCCCCGGGCCCGGTCGCTGGCCATCAGCCACTCGCCCAGGCCGAGGGAGATCCGGCCGGACAGCTTCAGCCGGTCGGCCAGGCCTGCGGCGAACCCGCCGAACTTCCCGGCGAACCGGCCCCGATCGTCGCGGGGGTGATCCTGCGGGTTCCAGTTGTCCCGCTCGGTGCTGCGCCAGCTCTCCTCCACGGCGGTGGCGACGTCGCCCGGGTCGGCGGTCGGGGAGTCCAGGTCGGCCGTGTACGGCACGCCCATGTAGTCCTCCCACGCCTTGCGCGCGGCGATCCGGGCGGCCTCCTTGGACAGCACCCCGGACTGCACGAGCTTCTCCAAGCCCGTGCTCAAATTCAGGAGAATCTTGGCGGTGAACTCCGCGTCGGAGGCGCTGATGGACGGGCCGGTGACGGTGACCGACTGCGCGGCCGGGATCGCGAACTCCCGGCCGGTGCGCGGGTCGCGGGCGGTGACCATCTGCGGCAGCCGACGCGCGGCCACCGCCTGGTCGACGACGAAGCGCAGCAACTCGGTCTGGTAGCCGAGCCACAGCTTCTGCACCCCGCCGACACGGCGGCGCACCGGCTCGGCCATCGTCAAGCTGGTGGCGCGGTTCGCGCCGTCCGGCTCGGCCAACCAGGTCTTCGCCAGGCCCGCGCCGCCGGCGACGAGGGTCAGCACGTTCTTGCCGGCGATGGAGTCCTCGTCCGCCCCGGTCGGGGCGGTCTTCGCCTCCCAGCTGACGGACTTGTTGTGGACCTCGACCGACCCGGACGGCGGGACGTGTGTCCCGCCCCGGGCCTTCACGAAGTCGTCGACGGCAGTCTGGTCGCCCTCGACGGTGACGTCCCAGACGAGGTACCGGGCCAGGGCGGTCCGGTCGATCAGGTTGGAGATCACCTGGTCGTATGAGCCAAGGTGGTCCAGGATCGGGGTGAGGAACGGGTCACCGCGCAGGTCGTCCATCAACGCCATCCAGGACCGCCACCACATGACCTTGCCCTCGCGCAGACCGGTCAAGTCGTTGACCGCCACGACCGGCAGCGCCAGGCCTCCGCCGGCACCGCCGCCGAAGACGAGCTCCGCCGGCCAGAGCGGGTTCCCGCCGGCGAGCCGTACGTCGGTGATCTGGCTGACCGGGGTCGGGGAGATCCGGGTGACCCCGGACAGCGGACCGACGAGCATCTGCAGGGCCGTCTCGCCCATGAGCATGTGGTCGCGCAGCATCCGGTCCTGCAACGCGAAGAGCTGCACGCGTGGGTCGTTCCAGAACTGGTCGACCACCACGGCGACCTCGGGACTGTTGGCCTGATAGCTGACACCCGAGTCGCCGACGCAGAACGCCGTGTACGTGTCGATGATCGCGCGGGCCATCGGGTTGGAGCGGTACGACGCCACCGAGTGGATCCGGGCCCGCTCGGTGGTCCACCACGGCACCTCCCGGTGCCCGCCCGTGCCGGCCGGCCGCCACCCGCGCTCCCCGTCGACCGGGTCGACAGAGAACGCCGCGCCGGCCGCCCCGGTCGCCATCACCTGCTGCGACGTCGCCTCCGCCGCCCGCACTGGTGCGAGGGGCGGGAACAACCACGACCTCATGCCGAACCCGCCACACGCAGCGGAACGGCCTCACCGGCCTGCTCGCCGGCCTGGCGGGCCGCCTCGGCCTGCGTGTGGGCGTGCGTCACGTACGCCAGCCCGATCGCGACAAGCGAACCGGTCAGCGTCGACCACCACCACGAGCCGGCCAGCGCCCCGACGGACACGATCAGGCCGAGTAGGCCGGCCACGCCCAGCAGGTTCGACACCAGCGTGGGGGCCTGCACGCTCGGGATGCTCACCGTGATCCGCATCGGGTCCTCCTCAGATGCCCAGGCGCCCGGTCGGGCGGTACATGTCCCCGGCCGGGTTCGGCGCGGTACGAGCGGCGGCCACCACGGTCTGCGGGGTGGCCAGGTCCTGATAGCGCAGCAGCGCGGCCAGGGCCAGCGACGCGGCGACCAGCGGGGAGATGTCCGCCGAGGCGATCTTCCGGGCCCACGCCCACAGTCCGTCGCCCAGCGGCCGGCTCGCCGCGCCGTCGACCGCGACGGCCAGCTCCGGCTGTTCCAGGTGCACCAGTTGGCCCTGGCGGACGATGTCGACGAAGTCCCCGCACGCGGCCCCGTACTGCGGGACGGTCGGGATCCACAGGTGACCGCGTTGCCAGTCCTCGCGGCGTTCCTTCATCCGGTGGATCCCGAGGCGGTCCATCGGCAGGACCAGCGTCGCGGCCGGTGACTTCTCGTCGAGCACCCACGCGACCGGCTTCAGCTTCGCGTGCCACTTCTCGATGCTTTCCCGGAGCCACTCGGTGCCCTCGCCGTGCTCCAGAACCACGATCCGGGGCAAGCCGAACGCGTCGAAGCCGCACGCGACGATCGCCGCGTGGTCGCGCTTCGGGGTGATGTCGATGCCGATGGCCACGACGTCCCCGCCGATGCTCTCGGCGTCGCCGAGCAGCTCCCACTCCTCCGGGGTGGGCACCAGCGGGTCCCGGTCGACCTCGCCGTCCTCCCGGGCGATGTTCAGGTACGCGCGGTCGAACTCCGACAGGTCGGCGGCCATGGACTCCAGCTCGCCGAAGATCGCGTCGTCGGTGACCGTGTGCCGCCACTCCTTCGAGCAGCGGCAGAACCCGCGCACCGGGGCCGGGCACAGCGCCGGCATGCACGTGCGCCACACGGCCGGGTCGGTCCGGTCCATGCCCGGCAGCGCGCACCAGTCCAGATAGGCGATCTTGCTCTGCCGGCCCTGCTCGACAGCGGCCCGCCCGCGTTTGCGCATCGCGTTGAACGGCACCGACCGGCTCGTGCCGGCCGTCGACAGCCGCCACTTCTGCGCGTTCGGCCGGGTGATCATCGCCGGCCCGGTGGACTGGTCCAGCCGGTAGTCCACCTGGGCGAAGTACTCGTCGAGCAGCGCCAGGTCCAAGGTCTTGCCGTGGCCGGACTGCTCCTTGTTCGTCGTCAGGGTGTGCAGCGACCGGGTCTTCGTCCAGATGATGGCCTCACGGCCGTTGGCCTTGCGGACCCGGTACTTGCCCCGCAGCGACCGGGCCTCTTCCAAGATCGGGAGGTGCTCGTCCTCCCATTTCTCCCTGGCTGCGGTGCCGGTCTGCGCGCCGTAGAGGATCCGCTGCCTCGGCCACGCGTTGCCCCGGTGCACCGCGATCGACAGCACCGTGGTGGTCTTCCCAGACTGGCGCGGCACCGTCAGGTCCACACCCCGGTACGCCAACAGGCCGCTGTCGAGATCGATCTCCAGGCCAATGTCAGCGGTGTACCGCTGCCACGGCATGTACGGCGTACCGAGCGCCTTCGCGACCTTGGCGGCCTTCCCACCCAGGGTCGGCCGGTCGAAGTTGCGACGGGTGCCCCACCGGGGCAGGCAGGTCAGCCCGTAGACCTCGCGGACCCGATCGGCGTACTCACGATCAATCGGGGGTGCCGAGATCGTCAAGGTCGTCTTCCTCGTCGTCCGGGTCCACCGCGCGCCGCCCGTTCAGGATCTGCTCGACGGCCGAGCGCAGCTCCCGGGTCAGCTTCGGCAGCTCCTTAATGCCCTCTCCGCTGAGCCGGTCGATCTCGGCAGCCAGCCGCACCGCCGTCTTCGTCAGCGTCTCCTCCAACGGACCCAGCTCGCCGAGCTGGTCGACGTCGGCGCGGACCGTCTTCTCCAGCTGGCCCGCCTCACCGCCGCAGCTCGGACAGACCGGCGCTTCCACCTGGCCCTCGCCGACCAGCACGGCGGCCTGGTCGCCGAGCAGCTCCAGCGGCGTCACCTCAAGCGCGCCGGCGAGCGCGAGCAGCTCTTCCAACGTCAGGCCCCGGCGGCCACGTTCCAAGAAGCCGACCACGTTCGCGGTGAACGACTCCGGCGCCCCGTACTGCCGTGCCCGCTCGGCCAGCTCGTCCCGGCCCATGCCGGACCGATCCCGCAGATCCCGGATCCGATCGCGTATCACCGCGTTGATCGACGCACCGATCACGGGCGTCTGATCCTGTGTCGCCTTGACCATTTCCGCAGGTCACGCCCTTTCGGGGAGAGAAAAAGGGGGCTGCCGGCCCTGGGACCTCCCGCGTGTCCCCCCACGGACTTCACCCCCGGGGGCGGGTGGTCAGTTCCAGTCGCGCACCATCCGGGACCGCCGCGCCGCCCGGTCGCCCTTGACCTGGTTGCAGCACTGGCCACACGTCGGGCACCGACACGACGAACCGTGCGCCGCCTTGTGGAAGCGAGGGTCGTCCGGGTCCAGGCCCAGACGCAGCAGCACCTTGCGAGGTGGGTCGTGGTCCAGCTCGTACGCACCACCATGGCCACACAACCAGCACGTGGTGGTGGCTGCCTGCAGGTCGACCTTCGCTCTGCGATGGCGTCGGCCCTTGCGGCCTGCTGACCGGGCGACCACGTGCACGCTCCCCATGGGCTGCGGGCTGGCCTGGACAGGGCGGTTGGCTCGTCGGTGCAGACGCGATGGTCTGTCCCTTGGGCTCGCCCACCAGGCGCCCACCGGGAGGTGGCCGCCCTGTCCAGGAGTACGCAGCAGCCCCGCACCAACTGGGTCGGTGCGGGGCTGCTGGTCTGTCATCCTGTGGACGCACTGGTCCTACTGGCAGTGGAGCGTACGCCCTGCTCACAGCGTGATCAAGCCGGGGTGACCTCGACCTCTCCGACCTCGATCCTCTTCGCTCTCTCCGCTGCTCGGCGTGCCCGATCGGCCTCGTCGACGCGCTTCTGTTCGGCGATCTGGTCGAGCAGGTCCAGGACGTCACCGAACCGGTATCGCGGCCGACGCCACTCGTCGACGTCGGCGGCCGCCGGGCCTTCCGCGCCGAACGGCACCACCGGCACGGTGGCCACCCGCAGCCGGCCGCGCTGGACCAGTGCACGCAGTTGTCCGGCGGTGCAGTGCCGGCCGAGACGGACGGCGGCGTGGGCCAGCTGGGTGGCCGTGCCCCGGACGTCGCGGGCCTCGTCGAGCAGCCAGCGGATGCGGGGTCCGGTCTGGTGGGTGGTCTGGCAGCCGGGGCAGCGGACCCACGTCACGCCGGGCCAGGCGTACAGGTCGGTGGTGCAGTGCTGCGCCGGGTCGTCGGCGAGGGGCTCGGCGCAGACACCAGCGAACCACCGGTCGGCCGGGTTCTCGATCAGCCGGGCCATGGCGGCCGCCGCGCCGAGCAGCTCTTCGCCGGCGGCGGTGGCGTCCGGGGTCCGGCGCAGCCAGCCGAGGTGCGCGGCGACGAACCGGGCGGCGGCCGCCACCGGGTGCTCCGGACGGTCGTGGCGGATCGCGTCGCACGACGGGTGACCGCACCGGCCCGGCGCAGCGGCCCACCCGGCACCGGCGCACAGCGGCCCGACCGGGCGGGGCTGCCGCGTCGGCAGCGGGACGCCCCGGGTGCGGGCGATGTGGTCCATCCAGGTCACCACGACGTGCGCGGCGGCCCACGCGGCGGCCGAGGCGTCCAGGTCGACCGGGATAGGCGGCTCGGTCGAGCGAGGGCCGTCCCGGTCGCCGTAGCGAGCCTGCCGGGCGATGTTGACGACCGGCTCGGTGGCGTCGCGTGCCATGTCCCGCACTGCTCGGTGGACGGGGGCATAGCAGGGCTGGCAGACGTTTCCGCCGGTCGGGTCCGGGCGGGTGCACCAGGCACAGGTGGAGCAGGTTGCGGGCGGGGAGGGACGTCTGGTCATGGGTGCTCCGTGCGGTCCTGGTGCTCGGGGTCGGGCTGCGGTGGATGTCCGGCGTGGTGTTCGGGAAGGGGCCGGGAGGTGCGGAGGTACGGGGATCCGTGCAGGGGGCCTCGGGGTGTGGTCGGGGGTCCGATGCGGTGGGCGGTAGGTGGTCCGGGGCGTGGGGGACCTAGTGAGGGAGCGGTGCCCGACCCGCCCCGTCCCGTCCCGGGAGACGACGCGACCTGAGTCGGGACGCTGGTGACGGCGCTGGTCGGAAGGCAGACGGGTGCGCTGTTGCCGCTGGTGGCAGGCGTTTCGGTGGGTGGGGGACCTGGATCGGGACCTGAGTGCGGACCTGGGTCGGGACCTGAGTCCGGACCTAGGTCCGGACTCAGGTCTGACGTTGGTCCGGATGCGGGTGGCTGCTCGCCGGGCGCGGGACGCAGCACCATGCCGGCGGCCTCGGGGGTGCGCTTGGACTTGCGGCGGTTGCAGCCGCGGCAGGCCACTACGAGGTTGGACAGGCCGTCGGCGATCTCGGGGTCGACGTGGTCGTAAGTGAGGCCGGCGTCGGAGACCCGGTCGGAGAAGGGGCAGAAGTTGCCGCAGTAGCGGCACACGTCGCGGTCGCGGGCCCGGACGGCCGCCTTCAGGGCGGAGTTCTTCAGCTCCTTGGCCTTGGCCTTGTGGACGTCGTTCTCCGACCGGGACGGGTTGCGGTCGAGGTAGTCGTGGATCAAGTAATCCCAGTCGTCGACCCACGTCCGGCCGTTCATGCACTCGCACCGCTCGCCGTCGTCGCGGCGGTGCAGCAGCGGCGCCCGGCCGTACCGGGCGCGCATGAGCCGCTCGTTGGCCTCGTCCCAGCCGAACAGGTCGAGGATGTCGGCGGTGAGGAACCCGTCGGACCGTTCGCCGGACACCCACGACAGCAGCTGGGTCCACACGCCGAGCGCCTCGGCGCGCTGCTTCTTCGCCCGCAGCCCGGTAGCACCGGGGTCGGCCAGGCCACGGACCTTGACGGACATGGCCAGCCGGTCGTCGATGCGCCCCCAAGGCATTAGCGGCGTCCTTTCGGGACACGACAACTAATGATCAACATCTATGGCTCTCCCGGTATGGCGAGGCGCGGCCACCGGTTCCGGTGGCCGCGCCGGGCGGGCGTGTAGGGGCTGTTTGCAGGTCAGCGGGCGAACGACATGTCTGGTGGAGCGTCGGGCGGGCAGGTGTCGCACCGTGAGCCCGGCAGGCCCCAGACGGGCGTGTAGCAGACGCAGCAGGCCACCATCTCGTAGCCGGCGACCCGGGCCGCCGGCTTCTCGGTGACCTCGGGCGGGGCCTGCCCGGCGAGGGCGGCGTCGACGAGCGCGCGGCCCTTGCGGGCCCGCTCGACGGCCTCCTCCGGGGTGCGGACCTCGCGAACAGCGACGTCGGTCTCCCACTTCGGCCTGCCCCGGTAGCCGCGCTGCATCACGCACCCGCCGAGCCGGCCGGAACGCCAGCGCCGATGACCGCCGTGGTGTCGTCCGCGTTCGCAGCTGCCTCCTGGCGGAGGGCCTCGGCCAGCACCTCCTCGCCGCGTTCGGTCAGCTGGTAGAGGCGCACGCCGTCCCGGTCGTCGGCGTCCTCGGCGAGCCGAACCAGGCGGGCCGCCATGAGCGGACCGAGCCGCCGGCCGGCGCGGCGCAGGCCGAACGGCGGGTCGGGCAGCTTCTCGAAGTCCGGCCGGGTGTAGCGGGGGTCGCTGTGCACGCGGCCCTGCCTGATCGCTACGAGCAGCTCGACGTGTTCGGGGCCGAGGGTGGTCTGCATGAGGGTGTCTCCGATCGTGCTGTTCGGGTTGTGCGTCACGCCGCCGGCTCTTCCTGATCGCCGGCGTCGAGCAGGGCCAGGTGCCGCCGGCGTCGCCGGATCCGGCGCGCAGCGTCGTCCTCCAGCGCTGCCCGCTTCGCCAGGGCCTGCTCGACCGGGTGGGGCGGCTCGGCCGGCGGCAAGGGAGGAGGGCCGTATCGCTCGGTCAGCAGGGCGTCGAGCAGGTCCTGCCGCGTCATGACGGGTCACCCCGGGTGGCGCGCAGGGTGGCGCAGGCAGCGCAGTCACGCGGCTGTAGCCGGACCCGCTTGCGGCCGGTGGCCCGACCGGTGAGGGTGATCCCGCAGATGTGCGGGTACCGCTCGTCGACGGGCACCGGCCGGCCGAGCAGGATGCTCGCGCCGATCCACACTCCGGGCTGCATCGCGTCACCGTGGCCCGTCCTCGACGAGCTGGCCGTCGAGCGCGTCGCCGGCGCGGAGCCCGGCCCGGACGCCGGCGGCGTACAGGGTCGACAGGTCCGCCGGCAGCAGGCCGAGCGCGCACAGCACGTCGAGGGCCTGGTCGACGCCGGCGACGTAGAGCTCCACGCTGTGCACGTCGTAGCGGCCGCCGTCGGAGAGGTAGCGGACGCTGAGGTAGCCGTCGCGGTGCCACTGCACGGCGACCAGCTCGGCCCGGGCCAGCGGGGCCACCCCGGGCGGCGGGGCGAACGGCAGCTCGTACTCGCGCGGCTCGACGCACCACTGCTGGGCGTGCCGGAGGGCGGCCCGGAGGCGGGCGATCTGCGTCAGCGTCAGCTGCGGACGGTCGACGGTGGGGGCGTCCGCCCCGTCGCCGGGGGAAGTCGGCGACGGAGCGGACACGCGGGGCTCGTCGACGACGTCGACGACGACGGCGGGCACCGGCGGGGAAGGCAGTGCAGGGGCGGCGGGGACGTCGACGGCGGCCACGGGCGCGGCGGGCCAGCACCGGGGGCACCACTTCGCGTCGTGCCGCTCCCGGGCCTGCCGGGCGGTCACGATCAGACCGTTACGCGTCGACCTGCGGCACACGGTGAACTCGGCACCGGGCGGCGGGTCGTGCGCCTCAATTCCCCGGCGCGCGATCGCGATCCACACCTCGTCGTCGTCGGCCGGGCCCGCCGGGAGGACCGCGTCGACACGACGCACGAACTCCGGCGCAACCTCGGCGACCGCCGCGATGCGCGCCGCCGGGTCGGTCTCGTACTGCTCGCCGAGGCCGGCCAGCTCGTCCTGGTCGTCGACGTTGGGGTGGGTGTCGCACTCGTCGGCTGGCTCTGCGATGGGCCGCCGGTTGGTGCCGGAACCACCACAGCGCGGGCAGGTGTTCTTCGTGCCCTCGAACCACTTTCCGCAGCCAAAGCACTGCCACGACCAGCGGTCGGGCTCGACGGCCGGGGTCGGGCGGGTTGCTGGCCGCTGGCGGCCGTCCAGCGACATGACCGTAGCGGGGAGCGCGTCTGTCTCAGCTGAGACAGACGCGACGTCCCGGGCGGCGGTGGAGTGGCTGATCCCGAGGGCGGTGCCGATCGCGCGGGTGGACATGCCGACCAGCCGCAGCGCGGTGACGGCCTGGCGGCGGTGGACCTCGGTCAGCCTCAGCCGCGCGCCGATCTCCTCGTCGACGTACGCCTCCCACGACGCGTAGCCGAGGACCTCCCAATCGCCGCGCTCCCACGCGAGCGCGATTTCCTGGACCGTCTCCAGCCAGTCCTGCAAGCCCTGCCGGATCCGGTCGGCGCGGGCCCGCGCGACCGGCACCGTCGAGCGGATCTCCACCACGGCGTTCACCGGTTCTCCCCTCTGGTGCGCGCGACGGCCGCCGGGTCGAGGCGCAGGGTCGGGGCGTCAACGGGGGTGGCCGGTCGCCAGCCGGCTGGCCACCACCAGCCGCCCGGGTCGCGGTGGGCGTCGTCGCCGGCGCGGTGCCGGCCGGCGGCCGGCTGGACGAGGGTGGGCGGGTCGGCGGCCGGGACCGGCGGCCGGCGCAGAACCCGACCGGGCCAGTCGGCCCCGGTGCCGGTCACCACGCGTCCTCCCCGTGGTCCCGCTCGCCCAAGATCGCGGCGTCACGCTCCCGCGCGGCCTCCACCAGCGCGTCCGGCAGCGGCCGGGGCGGGGCGGCCGGGTCCGAGTGGCGGGCGTCGCCGGCCCTGCCGACCATGCGGCAGGTGCGGCAGGTCGCCCGGCCGGCGTGGTCGCGTCCGAGGTCCGGGTCCGGCACCAGCGGATGCCGGCGGCGGATCACCGGACCGACCCGTCGACGAGGGCACCGAGGCCGTCGATCGGTTCCTGTCCGGGCCCGGGGCGGCCACCCCGCCCGGACATGCCGGGCAGGGTGGCCGACACGGCCTGGACGGCGGCGGCGCGGGCGGCCGCCTTGCGCTTACGCCAGCAGCCTGCACCGACCCGGCGCGCGCGGGACTCCGGGGTGTGAAGCTCGCGGTCGCAGTCGATGCACCACACCGGGGTCGGCTCAGCCATCGCCGGCACCCGGCCGTGTCGCCGTCCGTTTCCACGTCGGCGGGACGGCGTCCGGGCCGGCGAGGGCGGACCGGAGCCGGCCCCGCACATCGGCGGGCACCCACACGCCGGAGAGGTCCAGCGGCCCGCCGGCCAGCACGTCGAGCAACCGGTGAACATACGCCGACGCTCGCTCCGGCGGCGGGTCGATCGCCGGCGGGCTGTCCGGCTGCCACGCCGTCCAGATCCCGGCCGCGCCGGCCCGTAACGCCTCCCGACGGTCCGGCGAAACCATACGGTGCGCGAGCGCGGCCAGGGCCCGGTACGCCTGGGCCGACTGGTCCCGCTCGTCGAGCTGCCGGGTACGGGCAGCGAGAGCGACCATCACGGCGGCGAACAGCCCGCCGCCGGACAGAGCGACCAGGACGCTGACCACGTAGGTGCTGACGTCGATCATCGGTGGGCCTCCGGGATGATGAGGTGGTCGACGGCGCGACCGCGCCGATGCAGTGGGGTGGACGCGGCGCGCTGCGCTCGGTGTCGGGCCGTGCGGGCCCGGCGATCGGACACAGCGACGCAGACCGCGGCCGCGCCCAGCCACGCGAGGACCAGCACGACGATCAGCGACCAGGTACGGGGTCCGGCGTCGCCCGGCCACGCGGCGGCGAGCGCGGACACGATGAGCACCACGCCGGCGGCCACGGTCAGCACAGGCCCCACCGGCAGCGAGGGCCTCGTGGACGTCGGGCCGCCGAGCCGGGTACGGCGCGGCCAGCCCCGGTCGGGCCGGTGCGCCCACCACCAGATCCCCGCCGGGGCCAGGGCCACCAGCAGCAACCCGGCCACCTCCGGCGCGGCCAGGGCCACGCCCTGCACGATCCCGGCCCTCATGCCGCCGCTCCCACCGCCCGCAGCGGCACCGACGCGGTGACGACCAGACGGCTACCCCGCCACAGCGCACACGCGCTGTAGAGGTGCGTCTGCTGGCCGTCGACGATCGTCTGCTGCTCGACGGCCGTCGCGGCCGCGCCGACCTCGTCCGCCCACCCGGCGGCCTCGGCCACCGTGCGGCACGTGATCACGACCGTCTCGGTCCCAGCCAAGAACCGCACGCTCTCGGGGGCGGGCAGCGCCGGCCGGTCGACGGCGGCGGTCAGGTCCGAGATCAACCGCAGCACCCGCGCCCGGCTCATCCGCACCCGGGCCGGCTGCGCCACCATCTGGCCGGCGACCGGCACCGGCGCGGCCGCCGGCAGCGGGCCCGGCATCCCGGACGGCGTGGCCGCCGGGACCGCGGAACCGTCCACCCACAACCCGCACACGCCCGGCGGGTCGACGCCCGCCCACGTCTCCGACTCCCGCCCGGCGGCCTGGATCGCGTCCAGCACACCGTCGAGGTCCCCGCTGCACACCATCACCGCGGCGGCCACTGTGCTGGACGCCTCGTCGCGGATCTCCACCCGCAACGTGGCGGGGCCACCACAGGTCGGCAGGGTGAGGCGCTCCGGCCCGCCGGTCGTAGCGACGCTGGGCCCCGAGGTGGGGTCAGAGTCCCGGCGGGCCGGAGTCGTCTGGACGGGGGCGGCGACGTCGACGGGTGCCGCCCCCGTCTCCGGCCGGGTGGCCGGAGTCTCGGCCGCCCCGGGGGCGGCGGTAGGGTTGGTCATCTCGCTGTGGTCCCTTCGTGGAGGTTGGGCCTGGTCGGGATTCCGGGCCACGGCCGTGACAGCGGCCGTGGCCTTCTTGCTGCTGCTGGTGCTCGAGGCCAAGAGGCCGAGCACCACGAGGGCGATCACCCGCCGGCCGGGCCGGGCCGCAGACGCGACCCGGCACAGCTGCACAAGGTGGGTCATTCGGCGATGGCCAGGCGGAACGCTGCGCGCCGCTGCTTTTTCGCGTCCCGTCGCCGCTGGGCGGCGGTCAGCCCGCGCCGATCGTTCTGCCGCTGGTAGTTGTCCGACCGCTTCTCGGCCGACAGGGGAGCGGCTGAGGTGCTGTTGGCGCCGGCGCTCCACGCCGTCGCCTCCAGGCGGATGCGCTCGGCCACCTGCTGGCCGGGGACGCGCAGGGTGAGGTCGATCCCCGACTTGGTCGGGGGGCCGCCGGTCTCGGGTCCGGTCATGCTGCAACTCCTTTGGATCGGCCGACTTCGGCGCGCCTCGCGGCGACCTCGTCGGGGGTGGGGACACTTGCCGGCTTCACCGCGCGGCTGGCCAGGATCTCGGCAGCGTCTTCGTGGGTGAAGCGGATCTCGTTGGCGATGCGGTGGTGCGGGAACGTCCGGGCGGAGACGCCTTTGCGGAGCCAGTCCTCACCGGTCTTCCACAGCGCGGCCAGCTCGGCGAAGGTGAACACCTCCAGGTCGCGGCTGCTCACGCTGCGGCCTCGGTGTCGTCGGCCGGCGCGGCCCACTTGAAAAACTGGTCGAAGCTGACCGCCAGCCCGACGCGGGCGAGCTTGTCGGCGTTCAAGTCAAACGCGGCCAAGGCGTTCGCCATCAGCGCCTCGGAAACCACTCCCCCGTCGAGGGCCCGATCAATGGTCTTGCCCTCCATGCCGAGCAGTCGGCCGGCTGCCGGCCCCTTGTCGCGGCCGACCAGCGTGAGGAGGGCAAGCCGGAAGGGCACCGGCTTGACGTAGCAGTGGTGACGCGTTTCCGGTATCGCCAAGTGATTCCGTAAACGTGTTTCCGTTTTCACGTCCAGGGACGTTACTCCGGAAGTGCGTTGCCGACAACTCACCCGTTCGGACGACTGATCCGGCAACGCGTTTCCGGTTACTCTGTCCGACATGGCACAACGAGGACTGACCTCACGACAGGCCGCACGGGCGAAGAGACGCCAACAAGCAGGCAAGATTGATCTTCTTGAACCCCGCACACTGCGGCCCGGCTGGCAGCTACGCAAGGAAACGCGTTCCCGCTACGATCACGTCGTGGCGACGGGCGAGGTCAACCGACAGGCTTGGGTGGAGGTGGTCCGCGAGCTCCTCGCCGAAGAGGCCGAACTCCATCGGAAGACTCACGGCGCCAAGACCCGATTCGCGGCCAAGGTCGGTGTGAGCGTGCGCACCGTCGACACCTGGCTGCGCCGGGACGTGGACGTCAAGGAAGCCAACGTCCGTGCCGTTGCCGAGGCGTACGGCCGGGACCAGATGGAACTGCTCATTCGCGTCGGGTTCTATGCCGTCGAGCAGATGCCGTACAGGCCCTCAGACGAAGAGATCGACGAGGAACAGCGCCAGGTCCTGGAGTCGGAGCTAGACGACGAGATCAAGGCGGAGATCCTCCAGCAGCTGGAGGAGATGCGTGCCGCCGACGAGCGGCTAATCGTGGAGCAGCGCGAGCGCGATAAGCAGCGCCGGATGCGGGAGCTGGGTTACCGCATCGAGCAGGCGCGCCGCAGCGCGTAGCACCAACCCCTTTCACCGCCGCAGGCCCCGGCCGCGGCTCACCCACCCATGCCCTGGGGAGATTCCATGTGGATCGAGAAGAACGGGCGTACCTGGCGGATCCGCGAGCTCCTCGCCGGCGAGAAGATCACCCTCGCCAGCGGGTACGAGACGAAGAGCGCCGCCCAGAACGCCATGACGATCATGAAGGCAGACGCGCTGCGCGGCGACGCTCTGGTGCCACGCGGCGGGGAACTCACCCTGGCTGACTGGGTGGCCACCTGGTGGCCGGCCTACAGGCGCGCCCTCAAGGAGACCAGCCGGAACAGCATCGAAGGCGTGATCAACCGGTACATCGTGTCGATGCTCGGGCACCTGCGCCTGGGCGAGCTTTCGGAACAGCCACTCATCGTGCAGCGTTGGACAAACGACCTGCTCGACGGGCGCACCCGGGTCAAGAAGCCGCGGCCACTGGCAAACAAGACGGTGCGTAATGCCCACGGTCAGCTGTACGTGATCATGGCCGCCGCCATCACGCACAAGTACATCCGCCACAACCCGTGCGAACACACGCTGCTGCCTGAGGAGGACGACGACCGGGACGAGATGCTGTTCCTCACGCCGGAGGAAGCCGATCGCGTCATCCAGGCGACTCCGGAGCATTGGCGCCCGCTGATCCTCCTGTTCATGGCGACCGGCCTGCGCTGGAGCGAAGCGATGGGGTTGCGGAAGCGGGACATCGACCTGGTGCGGAACCGCCTGCACGTCCGGCTCCAGACGGTCGAGGTCAGCGGCCGGCCCATCGACCAGACACCGAAGACCAAACGCGGCAAGCGGCACGTGACCTTTCAGCACGACATCGCCGAGGTGCTGCGCCCCCTGCTCGACGGTAAGAGGTCCGACGACCGCGTGTTCACGGGCCCGAAGGGTGGACTCATCCGCCGCAAGGAGTTCTACGAGATTTGGTGGTTCGTGCGCGAGGCCGCCGGGTTCCCCGGACTGCGACTGCACGACCTGAGGCACACGCACGTAGCGTGGCTCATCGCGGCGAACGTGCCGCTGTCGGCGATCAGCCGGCGGATCGGCCACAAGGACATCGGATTCACCGACCAGCGGTACGGCCACCTCCTACCGGAGGTCGACGAGGGCGTTGTGGCGGCAGTGGAGGCCGCAATGCGCAAGGTCGACTTTAGGGGGAACGTAGGGGAACCGGTCCCCGCTTGA